ACCGCCACCGCCGGAATAAGGACGAGGGCCAGCCGCAGTGCCTGATCCACCATTAAAAGATGTTTGCGCAGTACCAGCTATTGACAGTCTACTAGCGCCGCCGGGCCCACCTGGTGCACCACCCGAATTACTAGCTCCGCCTGTGCCATACTGTCCAACAAACACTTCAATTAAATCGCCTTTTTCAACTTCAAAGTTAGTAGTATTATATAATCCTGGCGCACCAATCCCGCCAATTGATCCAGCATCCATTCCACCACCACCGCCGCCGGCGCCCCACGCATAAGCAGTTATTTTTGCTTTAAAAGGCATGGTAACTTGATACCTTCCAACTGACTGCGTTCCCGGACTACGTGTGCTCCAAACTAAATCGCCAACTGAATAGTCGTATCCGCCCATACTGATACTAAGCAGTTTTTGTTCTGAAATAGTAACTGCTACGCCTCTTGGGCCGCCTGTATTGGTTGCACTAATTGTGATGGTCATTGGACCACCTTGGTGATTTACTAAGGTGCTGTTACCAATTGACGTTCTTGATATATTTGCATTGTAGTTATATAAATTAATATTATATTGACCATTAATGTTCACCGATCCGTAGTTGTCAACTGTACCAGTAACATAATAATTTCCAGCTTGAAGTACAATGCTTCGACGAATAGTTACACTGTCGCCGGCGCCCGAAGGCCATATTGCATAGGTATTCATGTAGCTAGACCAAGAACCTGCTAGGGTAACAGCCGGTAATGTTTCGTAACCCTGTTCTACGGTAAATTCTCGTTGAATAATTCTTGTGGTCATTATGGAATATATTTGAACCAGATATCGCCGTTGTCGCCGTCGCTAGCTGTTGGGTCTGCAGTACTTACAAATTTACGGCTACCGTCCCAAAACACAGATCTAGTCATTACATATTCAGTGGTAGCAATTTGCAGAGTATTTGTTCCAAATGCGGCTGTTGGAGCAGTTGGAACGCCAGATAATGCAGGACTTAGAGTATCTGCCTTGAGTGCTAAATTTGTAGTTAATGCTATATCAACTGCTGTGTTGACCGAATCTAATCGGTTACTTAAATTTGTTATGTTGACATTGGCAGCGTTTACTCGGGCATTTGCAGCGGCAACATTAGCAATCATTGCTGTATTCACTGCCGAGGTTTGATCAACTCTGGCAGCTAAGTTAGAATAAATGGCATCCACATTGGCTGTTAGTGCTGCATCAATGGCACTATTGATACTGTTAACCCTTGTGATTGTGTCTCTTAAAGCTATTTGCGCATTAGCAGCAGTAATATTTGCACGTAGGTCGTTCTCTGCGTTTATTCTAGCAACCAAATTAGCATTTATTATAGCAACATTGGCTATTAGATTAGCATCGCCGTTTGTGGTTGCTCTTTGTATCTCGCTGTCTACGTATATTTTAGTTGTAACACCAAAATTTGCTGTTGCATTTGCATCTACTTCTGCTAACCCGGTGGCGCCATTAAGATGAAGAACTCGAGTACTAACACCGTTGATGTTGCTATAAAAACTTATGTTTGCACCGTTCGTACTGTTTGTTACCTGTACATTACCGTCAAGATCTTTTACAGCGAATCCATAAGGGCCAACTTCTAAGTTGCCACTGATATCAACATTGCCTTGAATTACACTACCCACAGTTACCCATGTATTAGCGGTAGTGTACGCTTTAATATTATTTGTATTTGTGTCAAACCACAACTGCCCTGTTATAGGGTTAGCAGGGCTGGTATTAAAACTAAAATTTTCTAGTAATCGAACAAAGTTTTCGTTTGTTTGATCGCCATAATTTTGTACTAACCGCCCAAACAAAGTCAAACTTGTGCTAGTAGTATTTTTTGTACCATCTAGTACAACGATTACCGATCCGTCGGTTTTGTTTACAAAATATGACATTATATTATCCTATGCTACTTAAATTAGTTAAAGTCTGAATTCTTACTGTATAATCAATTTGAATTAAACGATTTAAACTTTTTTGCACTGGATGGAATATCACATGAGTTAACAATTTACCTGTAGTTGTTAATCCCGAACTGCCGTCCGTGCTCCTGGCTTTTAATCCCAATTCGTCGAATGTGTACGTATCTTCGAGATTAGTGCTGTTATCAAATGCGCTTTGTCCAGCTGGTTCACCATAATCCAACAAACAACTGATTACAATATCTGTGTAAATCCGACCAGGTACATGTCTAATTTCCATTTTGTTCCTAGTTGGATCTGCGTTTAAGGCGCTGGTATTGTCGACAATTTTAGCGAATGTTGGGTTATACAGGTTACTGTTACTGGTATTTACGTTTGGTGGCAAATAATTAATGATCCCAGTTGGATCAACTGAAGTTCCGCCATTACCAAAATGCATCTCGTAAATGTAATTTTGCCCTTTATTTGCTAGTGTGTATGCAATGGCTTCACTAATGTTTTCATAATGAATAGCATTACGTTTATCTATATAAACTTCGCCCGATTCAGGGTCAAATATTTTGATATGTCCCTGAACATGAATACCACCAACCTCATTGGGTTTTGCTTCTTTATCCATAGAATTTTCTTCCAAATCTTCCGTATTTTTATCCATATTACTATTTAGTTGGTTATTGATCATGGTATATAACTAGGCTCCGCTTTAATAAACTGGGCACCAATTGTGGTACTGTTTTGTAGTGTTGTTCCAAATTGTTCCCATATATTGCTTCGTAAAACCGGAACAGACGATAGAACAACATTTCCGTTTGAATTAACTGAACCCAATGTGCTTAAACTAATAACATTAGCATTTACACTTGTTAATCCGCTAGTTAGGCTTACAAGATTAATTCTCGTACCTATGTTTGATGCTGTTTGGAATGTTCCAGTTACAAAATTAACTGGAACGATGGTACCGTTTGTTACGCTTTGTAGCACTCTAGCGTTTCCAGTGTTAGCAAATTGTGTAATATAATCGCCAATGTTTGCTGTTATTGGTGAACTTAATACCAGCCTAAAAGTCACGTTAGAAGTAACTTTTACATTTCCATTAACGATAGTGGAACTAAAAATTTGTGCGTTTGGAACTAATTGTGCCGAGCTGCTGTCTGACACCGTGTTCCCGGCCAATATTACATTTGCTACACCAGTACCATCAACTCCTCTTCTTATCTGGCTTAATGAGTTTAATGTTATTAACTGTATATTAGCTGAATTTACATAAACATTGCTATTAGCATACACATTTCCAGTAGTAATATAAACATTACTATCTAAGGCTATCAATGTATTCAACGCAATATCTGTATTTGGTACCCACGAAATAGCTGATGCATATTTTGTTGCATCGTATCGTTGATAGTAGTGAACTTTTTCTCCGTTAATAAACACTATACCAGGATTTCCAAGTGCAGCACTTGGCTCTGGTAACTTGCTAGCATCTGTTACTAAAATTTCGTCGTCGGTCAAATGTAAATCAGCCGACAATGTGGTAGTAGCATTGGCACTAATTCGAGTATACTCAACATTCGAACTTATTGGCTGGAACACTCTAAATCCGTATGTTGCAGTGTTCCCGATGGTATTACCAAATACACGCATCTCCATCGCATCATACAATCTGCCAGGGATCAATTCTTCAGGTGCATGACTTACGTAAGCATCTAGGTATGCGCCACCAGATATGTTAATGTCTTGCGGTCTTGTGCCTAGTTCCGTATCTAAGTATGTACTGTAAATATTTGAATCTAGTACATTCTGTAAATTTAGAGACGAAATAGTTACATTTACATTACCGCCTGTGTTAATCTCTGCAATATTAGATCCAGTGGTGATGCCATTGATACTAATATTATTCGACGAAACAGCGAATTCCGGAACAGTGTACACAACATCAACAGTTATAGAATTTGTCACAGACTGTAACACATACGCATTTGCTAACGTATTTGCTTGAGTAATGTAATCGCCAGAATTAGCAGTTATTGGACTATCTAGTAGAAGTTTATATGTTGTTTCAACCGGCTGGCCTGTTAGTACCATCGAATCTCTGTCAACTTCAACTACTGTAAAGTAACCGTTGTTTTGGAACTCAAACGGAACTAGTGCCTCAATTCTGATAGTTTGATTAAGATCAAATCCTAGAGTCTGGAAATTAACTGCATCGACGTTACCGCTATTAATAGTTAATCCGGTGTAATTAAACGAAATAACATTGCTGGTAATTTCAAATGCATTTGTTCTAAACTCCGGACCATCTACAGTAATTCCCGGATACTCTAATCCATTAATCAACTGTGTCAATGACTTACCAGGCATACCTGTTTCGGGTTCATAGTATGCAACTATTCTATCTGCTGCGTTTAGTAATACATTACCGCTGTCAATTCTAGTAAATCTAGTAAAGTCAAAAATTGATTCTGTTGCAACATTGGCATTTGTAGCAAGATATGCTTGATTATTGTAGACAACAATATTTCCAGAAGTTATATAGATATTTCCAGAATCTACTAGAGTATTACCTGAAGTAATCACAGTGTTAGTATATGCAGTATTAGGTTGCCACAATACCAAGTTGCTAGTGTATGCAAATCTATCAAATTTAAGAGTTGATGTAACTGATCTAACAATGTTATAACTCAAGCTTGAATCATTTGCAAACCATTCGTTTTTCATTAATGGATATGCTGTTGCGCCAACCCCGTCACCATTGATGAAGATATTAGGAACCGAAGTATAGCCCGAGCCCGGGTTAGTGACTGTGATTGATTTAACAGTACCGTTACCCCAAATACTAGTTATTGCTGTAGCTCCTGAGCCGCCACCGCCAGTGATTTCAACATTAGGTGGTAATGTATAGTTCAATCCAACATTGCCAATTATGTAATCTGTGATTTTAAATTTATAATTATTGGCCCACTCAGAATATAACTCTGTTTGAAACAATTCTGCATCATTGGGATTTGCTATATCTGGAATTCTAAATGTGTTATATCTTGAATCGTAAGAGCTGGGTAGATCAAAGTCCGTCCAGCTGCCTGCGGCTAGATCTTGTCTATAGTAACTAGGAACATACTCCCTAACTTGCGTTCTATACGGTTTTACTTCTTCAATATAATCGTTATAGAAATTCTGATTGTCTCTTACATAATTTGGAAACTGCTCTAGTGTTCGTAAATTATGATATACATCGATAAAACTGGTCTTAAAGATCCAATCTGGATTTTTTTGTTCAGCAAAAATAAAGTTTATGATTGTTAAGAATAATCTGTTAAACTCAGTGCTTAAATTTCCAACCAATATTTCTCTATATACACTGTCGTAGATATTTTTTAATTCCTGAACAGCCTGTGGATCAAATCCTACGGAGTCATAAACTGCACTATCGTAACCGGCTCCAACTGTTACATCGTATACCTCTGTACTAACTTTAAAGGTACCATCCTCGGCGCCAATTAAACTTAGTGTGTTGTCTGCCTGCACTTCATATAAAAGCCATTTGCCTTGTCCGTTATCCGATACCTTGATATAATCCCCTGCTTTTAAAGGTAAAGCTTGAATATCACTATAGATATTAACCACATAATTAATATCTTTTCCGTTTTGATATGTAGAATCGTACCAGACAATGGGCTGCCAGAATAGAGTAGTTTTGTAACTTTGCAACTTAAACAATTCAAAGGATTTGTTTGTAGAGTTAAATTTGTAAATACTCCACTTTCCTTGGTAAGTTGAATCGCTAGGTATTAAAATTTTGTACCCATCGGGAAAAGCTTCAGTGTCTAAATAACTTAGATCAGTTACACTTTCTGTTCTAGCGTCAAACCCTGTGGTAGGCAGAGGATCTTCTAATAATAACGACGAAGGTGTAGTAATTAATAATATTGGGTAAGTTACTAGAATTGCGTTTAATGTTTCAACATATTCTTGAAGCGCCTTTAATCTATCCAACACCATTGTTTGGCGAGGAAAATTAAGTATTCCTAACCTGTCTTGTGCTTTTAATGCAGGGTCTGGGACTATTAAACCGTTATTATCAAATCCAACAATACTATCTTTTAATTTACTAATAGCCCTATTAGGAATAGATTCCGCGCCGGCATTTTGCTGTACTAATTGCCATTCGCTATGCATCAAGTTACTGTTTCTAACCCCTGCAACATCCAAGTGAATAGCTACATCATTACCCACCAATTGGTCAGTTACATTATATACTGCTACTGAGTTTGGTGCTAGCAATGCCAGGTACGGAATTCCTTGATCTTTAGGATTAGTAATGTAAGATTCTAATGACTTTACACTAACTGTTCTGCGAGCTCTGTTCACATCAACGCTTGTTTTTCCCGACACCCAGTAATAATATTTTTGATTTATTATACCGGTCGCAGGATCTACCACTGTGACAGAACTGTATGCAGTATCGTCAAGATATTTGGGAACACCGTCACCTACTGCTTCTACGTACTGACTAGGTAAGAAATCGCTTTCTACCCATTCATAAATTATTACTTGGCTTCCGGGGAATAAACTACCCCAATTTTTTATTCTATACTGAAGTATATCTTGTTCATAATCAATGAAACTTACCAACGACAAATCCCACCATGTTTTGCCAACATGTCTATCTGCCCAATAGAAATCGGTATTGCTTATTGCCTCTGTTCTATTGGTTCTATTATAGCTTGCAGGATCATATTCTTCTTTGTAATCAAGTTCTTGATCCACGACTCCTAGCAATTTTCCTTTAGCTGGATCTAAGTAATCAAAGAAACTCAAAATGTTTTGAGAAACTGTATTGTAAAGGAATGCGCTATTTACTGCACCAATATCTACTCTAGCTTCTTTATATCTTGTTAAAGTCCATCCCGATTTGGCATTTTGATTATAATAATAATACAAGCTTCCGCCTTCAGGTACGATGTCGAAGTCGTTTGAAACTCCAGCAATTAGATAATCTGATTTTAGATCAATTGCAGCACCAAAATTAAATCCAGTGTTTAAATTTGGACCAACTAATTTTTGTGTAAATGCAAACAAGGACGGATTGTTAACATCTTCGTACGGGTTTGGCATTAAATTATAGATGTATACTGCGCCACTATCGGTAATCAAATCAATAAATTTAGTGCCATCACTATCAAAAGTAGTAGGAACAGCTAAAGTGGTATCAATATTAATTGGGATCTTAATATCTGCACCATCACTGCCAATAGCTAACGTTCCGCTATCTTGATCAACTTTTAAAGTTGACCCAAATGTTTCTCCTAAGGATTCTGGATGTCTTATTACTTGTACGTACCCATAATCTTCTATTCCTAGATCCTGTAACGGGGTTCCGGTGCCACCTGATACAATATTCAGTTTGCTTGCTGCAACAACTACATTGCTGTTAATTCTTAGTCGACCGTCAACTGCTTGTGCAGTTACACCAGGAATGTTTGATCCGTTGATATCAGAAACCACTCTAGAAAGACTTGTACCTGTAAATGTAACTACTCTGTCATTGATTACTATACTTTCTCCTACTGTTACAGTAGGATTTTGCATAGTGCCAGTGACTGTACCGTATACGCGACCTACGTTTACATATCTAGTAACTAGGCCAAAACGGTAGTTTGCTTCTTTGTGTGCTGGACTTGCAACGTAAAGATTGCATCCAGTAGAACACATAGTAAGTTTTTCGCCGAATGAACCACCAGTTAAACCAGTTGTTTCTGGATAAATTGTCTGGTCTAAAATTAATTGATTACTCTCAACACGAAGTCTATTTCCGGCTGCTGGAATATCAAATCCAGCAAATTGAATGATATTTGTGCCAATTGTATAATAATCACTACCGTTCAACAACAACTTTCCGTTGTAATACACATAAAATATATTGCCTAAATTGTCAGGTAATGTGAATGTGTTTGTAATACCATTAGTTACAAACTCTGTCACTGTTCTGTGGTAAACATAAACAGCACCGGAATTTTCTAAACCGTTTACTGTAGTTGCACTGGCACCAACAGCAACAACCGATCCGTCTTGATTACATACCACTGCCGATCCAAATCTACTTCCTGCGTCAGATTCAGCTGACAAGGGCAAGGTATCCAACAGAGAATAGAAATAAGTTCTTTTTTGTACAGTAATACGCTCGCCAGTTACTGGCGCAACTGTAAATATAATTCGATTTGGGCCAGTTGCAACAGTGTAATCAATACCTGGCAAATATTCTGCTGATCGTAGTGGTGCGGTTACAATTATATCAGACGCATCAACTACTGGGAAACTCAAATTGAATGTATCAATGCCAGTTGAGCCAAAAATATTTTGAGTTACTTGTTCTCTTGGGTAATTTAGTGCGTAACAATACACTTTGTTAGCGCCTGGTGCACCAATGTACAAATATTTTGCATCGTTGCTTAATGCCACCGATGTTCCAAACTCATCGCCGGCGCTGCCTGAACTATCTGATAAAATTTGAATTAGTACTTGATTTTCAAAAACATATACAACACCTTGTTTAGTACCAGAGTCTGGCGCAGATACTACTAAGTAGCTAGTATTTCCGACTGTAGCTGTTGCAAGAGTTTTTCCAAAACTATCTAAGACCGGATTATTGCCCCACAAGAAGCCGTAGCTATCCCAGGTTTTGGCACTATTCCTTGCGTAAATGCTAACTCTTCCCGAAGAGCTATCTGGTGCACCTGCATATAGATACAATGCCGAAGGATCTAGCGCAATTGATCTACCAAAGTGATCATTGCCTGCATATTGACTTTCTCCCAGCTGAATTTTATCTTGGTAACCCCAAGGTTCTGTTTTTGTATAAACTCCCCAATTTCCCTGACTATCTAAATTTTCAACCCAAATTTTATCATTGGTTATCCATCCTTCAGTTGGGGTATTTTCAATTACTGCTATAGGTGTTGGCAATTTGCTACTTTTTAGTTTATAAACTATTCCGTTTCCTAAAACAGCTTCGTTATCTATCAACGATTGCAAGTTGTTATAAATTGTTATTAAAAATCTTGTACTGTCTATTATAGAGGCAACACGATAGATTCCATTATATCTTTGATCAAAATTTTTCAATGCTATTAAATCACCAGCTTCGAGTCCGTGTTCGGTGCTCATGACCAATTCTGCTTGTGAGTCAACATTGAATCTTAGTATAAAAGCTAATCCTGGTACATCAGTAGCTCGATAGACATTCCACTGACTATTAAAATCTCGCGCAGTCCATATAGTATACCCAACACCCATATTATTAACAATGTTGGCATATTTGGTATAATCAGTTATGTTATAGATTGTGCTGTTTACATCGTCTAGGTTAACAAATCCGGCAACCGGGAAAGTCTTTAACTCAGCTGGTTGTGTAGTTGTTTCTGTACGTAAAAAATTAGCACTGAAAGCTCCGCTAATTTTGTAAACATCCAAGTCGCTGAAATTTGTAATGTCCGTTTGTGCTGTTACAGATTCGTCTGTTAACTGAAATACCGCAGGATTATTATCAAACTCAGATTCTGGCAAAACGAATTCATAGAACTGATTGATGTCTAATGCCCCGTATTCACCAACCCGAATTGCCCAGTTTTCAAAGAAATTTAATTCTGTATTGAGGTTGTTAAATTGCGCACCTTTAAGGGCATTAATGGCATTCTCGGTGCCGCCTTGTTTAATTAAACCTTGATAAAATTTACTTTGTGTAACAATGTCAATACCTAAGTTTGTAAAATATTGTCGTGGTCTGAAACCTATTAACCCGTTACTGAACAGCTGAATTTTTTCATCAAGAGGCTGATCATTGATGTCATAATATTTCAACGATTGGCTAGCGTTTGTGGCAAAGTTGTTGATGACACCTGACCTTAATTCATCCTGTCCAATTTGTTTCCATGATATAGTTTGAAACTGGTCTGCGGCAGATACATTTTCTATTGCAGTGTAGAATCGCAATTTGTTGCTTACAATAGATCCTTTTAAGTAGTCCTTGCCTGGACGCCACTCGTCAATTTGGTCGCTACTGTAGATGTAGCCAGGTAATTCTAAGCTGCCGTTCCAAAATCCTGTTTTAGCTCCAACTAATTTTAATCTATACTGTCGGTTTCCTGTTTCAGGAACATATATGATATCTTTAAAGACCGTGGTGTTGTCTAGGATTAACAAATGTTCGTACTGTACTAAACTAAATTCTGCCAAACCTACAGTCTGCTCTGCTAGAGACTTAAATGTAAACAGATTATTATCTCTAATGACTGTAAAATTATTCTTTTTGATAGGCTGATAATTTATATCAAGTACTTTACTTCCATTAGTAGTATTTGTAATTTCGTCGACTACTGCTGTTTCATTGAACACTTTCAGTGTGGTTGAAACAGGACTCAGAACAATAATATTTCCGGTTCGCCATCCCTGACTTGTCCAATGTAAAAATTCTTTAGCACTTAATACCCAGTCTTTCTTTTCATTGAGTAAATTATCTCTATCCTCAAAAACAAATCCTTGCGCAACTAGATATCGTTGATAACTAACTAAGAAATCTACAACTTGTTGTTTCGTATTAAATTCAAATCCGTACGGTATAGTAAATCTTTGATTTTTAAAATCCCGGTATATTGTACCTCGTTGACTGCTTACATCAATGGTATAAGCATTGTTATTTGGTAAACTAGGAATAATATAAAAATATGGATTAGTAGAATTGTATCCGCTAACTGTATAGCCGTTGGCGCTTTTTTCAACTATGACCGCAGAATATGTTACTTTGTTTAAAGGAGCTCCTTTATAAAGTTCTATACTGTAATTTTCCTCAGGAATTACAACGCTGTCGTTAATACTACTAGGGCTAACTTGTTCTGCTAACAGTTCTAAAAATCTTTTATCAGAATATCCTGCCATCTTATATGATAGCTGTACTGAAATTCTATCTAAGTTATTCTTAAGTACTGCGCCAGCATCAGAGATACCTAAGTTTTTAATATAGTCTCTAATCCAGTTTAAATATCCTGCACTACGTTCTACTTCGCCATCTGCTAGCGTGTATCCGTTGATTCGAAGAATACTGGGTTGTACATGTTGGTTATTAACCGTGTCAACAAATTGTCCAGTAATTGTACTTCGGTTATATCTTTGTACATCGGCTAATAAAGAAAAATATCTAGCAGGTTTACCAATAGCCAATGCAAATTGCACTGCAAATGGATAATCGCTGCTTCTTCTCCAAGCCAGTTCCGTTGGGCCAATATCCCCAACTGCAAAACTTGTGTTAGCATTGGCACTATCAAAATCAGTTACTAAAAATTCCGCCGGACTGCGTAGATTTCCATTATCGTCTACAGGTATTAACGAAGTCAACCCTGGTCTACTATATCTAAGATCAATACCTGCACGATCCCCAGCATGTATGTAGCCAGATTCCAAATCGCTCCATAAGATCATGTTTCCGCCAGTATAAGGTGCAGGACCGTATCTGTCGTTCCAGTAATCAGGTTTTTCGCTGAATCCTAACATTTCCCAAGGATGTGTATGTGGTCGATCTGTATCAAAGAAATATCTGAATACACTACGCCAGGTACCTGATAATGATTCGCCATTAACAACATCTCTAAATTTTTTATAATTCCAAGTAAATGCGTCTGACGCTTTGAATGTATTGTTAGTAGTAAAATCAACTCTATTGGTTCCTGCCCAACGTAAGAAACTCTGACTTAACAGTTGATTAACCTCTTGTCTTGTATAATCAAGTATTCTCCACTTACCAGGAATATAATCATTGATATTAAAGTTAACAGGATTATACTCCACTTTTATGTTGTTATAAATTCTTCTTTCAAGTTCCAATAGAAGATGATCGCGAAAATCACCAAACGCAGGGGTTAGGCTACCATCATGCCCTTGTATTACTTGGATTGGAGTTCTATACGTATTATCTGTAAATATTTCCGGAATATATTTAGGATACAAACCCAGCTTTGTTGGGGTTTCAGGTACATAGCTTCCGTCTGTATTGTTATATTCCACAATACTGATAATATCGTTGTATAATAAATTAAACGAATCTTGAATTATTACTGCCGGTCTATTCTGATCAAAGTAGTAATCTTGGCCTTTTACCAATAAAGTTGTAGTCGTAGTTCCGCTCAATGTTCTAGTCAAATAAACTAGCACTGCTTTGTTACTAACAACGCTATCTTGGAATATAGATGTTATTTCGTATGCTCGAATATCAGTATCAAACACTGTATAACTTGGTAACAATACTCTATCGTCGGCGCCGTGAGGTACCATATCGCTATAATGCCACGGGAAACTATCTGTTTTGACACCATTTATTACCGACATTATTGTGTCAACACATTCTGCAATATTAGTCCTATCTAGTTCTAAGTTGGCTGCTAATTCTAAAAATTTAATTTTAAACTGAGAATATTCTCTTGCCGCCAATCTTAAAGAATCCACAAAATTCATTTCGGGGTGATTTAAGAACAAACCAGCGTAGATAACCGGAGCACTGTGTTGTAAAATACTGCCGCCGCGGTTGGTAAAACTAATATCTCTAATGTTGCTATTACCAGGAACATTGCCAATAATATCAAGACTATTATTTTTATATTCTATTAGATGATTTCGAATTTGCCCAAGGGTTAATGTCTCGATATCTGTGTTAAGACTATTAATATCAAAATTTAGCGGTACTTGATAAAAGCCTTGCGCTGATGTATTTGTACTATTAAAAATACTAACAAAAACCACATCACCATTGGTTAATAAATTAGGATCAACTAGCACTGCTAATTTATCAACCACTTTAGTAATACCAAACTGTCCGTTGGCCACAGGACTATTGTTGACTACTACTTTGATATTTGGTATGTCAACACTCACGTCCGGTAAAATATCAACCGGGAACAAGTTTGTGGTACCGTCATAGGTAAAATTAAAAATCTGATATTGTTTACTAAAGTTCGAGTTAATTGCCCAGGTGTTTAATCTGGTGCTAGTAGTTCTGCTTAGATTTTTCTGGATTAAACCAGTATTCACCGAAATGGTGTTAGTAATACCTGCACTTAAAATGTAGTCAAAGGTATCTAAGTCAAAATTATTATTGAATTGTATGTCGCCTTGAGTTACTAAATTTTTATAGCTTAACGGGAAACCTAATACAGGATCATTGGCACCGGTGCCCACTTTATATGAAAATATTTTGCTTCCAACAAATGTAGTACCTGGATAGACCGAATTATCACCAAAGCTGATACCTTCCTGGTTAATGATATCAAATAACGGCGCTTGATTTACTTTAAGTTTTTGTTGGGCTTCTATCCAGATTGTGCCATTAAAATACCACTGTTTTTGTCCGTTGTCGCCGGCCTGCACAATAATAGTCTGTCCTTCTTCCACTGTGGCATCGGTTGCCTCTTTGATATACGCTCTGTAAATCAGCGGATCCGGTGCTTCTGTTGTAAGCTCTATACTAAAATCGTATATTTTATTTCTAACGTCAAGGTTCTCATCTTGACTAAAAATAACTCGGTCGCCATTGGCTAACGTGACAGATTTTCCTTCTACTGTAATAGTTAACTCGGTGGGTATATCAGGAGCAATGAACGGGCAAATAACACCTTGCACTTGAGTATAGGCATTAGTAATAACATCATCTAAGATACTAACTGGATTTTTAGCTTCCGTTCCAAAATTAAACAGTTGTAAATTTGGTTTAAATTCAATTATTGGACGTTGGGCTCGATTGTTTTGATTTAGTACAAGGTCGTTATTGTTGTACTGTGCCGTTGCTTCAATGACCGCAACGTGGAACCATCGGTTACTTCTTGACCAGCCGTTCAAATCGGCACTTCCGCGATTAATTGTTAGATAATCCGGTGTTGATAAATTATTACCCAATTCGGGACAAACAAGATCACTTACAGGAACTAATGCTATTGATGTACCTACGCCTTCAACATAATATGTGTTGTTAGCGTATGGCTCAGTAGCCGAAGAATCAAATGTTACCTTTAGTCCATTTGTAAACACTATACCACTGGGACTAACATAGTTTGCCTGACCTATAATTTCAACCGCTGGATCAATTGTAGCTGCTGCAGGGTCAATTAGTTGTATTCCGCCTACTGCATTATCAGTCTGATCGCTCTGGTAATATAACAAATTAATTGGTGCGGTTATTGCTGGTACCTCATTGTAGATATCCAGTCTGCTATAAAATTCTTTACCTGAATTTGATGCCCCAGCAATTATTCTTACTTTTTGTTCGTTGTTTACGTTAAACTTACTTGTAAGATATATTCTGGCATTCCCCTCGCTATCATCAAATACCGATATACTATAGATATTATTTCTCTCGTTGAATGGGACTAAAACATCTTGATCTAAGTAAATTGTATTATTTTGAATTCTAGCGGTATTGTGCCAGTAGGTATCATCAATAAATTCGTTATTAACAAAGATTACAGTAGCATCGGTAAGATTTAAAGTTAATCCATCTAATCCCCCAAGGACATCGTTGAGATCACTAACTAAACAACCTTGCAATGATTGGTAACTTAAACTAGTTGCATAATCTACGTTGTCAACAGTTGGCATACTTGTCCATTGCAATTGAGCAGATTGCAACGGAACTTGAAAAATTGTTTCTCCTACATCTTGACCGTTTCCTGTTACTCCTAATACTGATCTGGTAGACAAGTTAGGTGCTGCAGGATCAGCACCTATTGATCCCGGAAACGATTGAATATAGAATTTATTACCTGGCTCGTTGTTAATAAAAGTATACCTACCGCCTCTTGCCAATGTTAATATAGGATTCGGAGCATCCCCAAATCCACTAAATCTATAGGTTTGAGTAGTGATGTCAAATGTAACTGTAAATGTTTGTTCCAATGGAACAGTGCTAGCACTTACTATCACCGAGTCTGGACCGTTTTCTAACCAATAGTATTGTGCAAAATTAACAAATTTGTCTAAATCAATTTGCGGGTCGTAGGAATAATATTCATTATCAAACAGCCTATTTTGATTGTCACCAAATCCGCCGTAGAAATTAATTTTGTTTACAATATCAGTATATGTTGTTGCGAAGGTTAACGTATCAGTAGTTGGATCTTTAATAATAATACTAGGTTCTAGCTGATAGTCTTGTCTATCCTTGGTTGGTTCTGTGATATAGCTGTCTGATGTTTTGTATGACGGCGCCAATTTTCTACCAATATACCCATTGACCTTGATAAGATTTGGTTCACTTACCAATTGATCCATTGTAGCATTAAGAAATTTTCTATTTGTGTCTGTTCTGAAAATTTCAGGTAAAAACTGAAGTGTCTTAAAAGCTGCCATTGTTTATCCTATTAACCTGTTATATTCAATTGAGCTGCTGTAATAGCAGTAATAATTTGCACATTGTCCACGGTAGCTGCACTCGTTAAAATTTCATCGGGGTCTGCATTAATTTGATATAGAGTCCCAAACTGACTGTCTACATTTGCAGGTACAATCACGATGCTGCTTACATTAGGAACTAGTGTTGTATGTAAATATGCACTTAATTCACTGAAATAAAATGTTTCGCCAAAATCCCAATTATTGATATCAAAATAGGTGTTGATAGCAGCAACAACTTGACTTTTGATTTCGTTGTCGCTTACATTGACATTGGGGTTTTTAATTACTTTAAATGTGGCTCTCAATGCCGGATCTGCTTTTCTGCCAAACAGCGGTTTAAAAACTGCTGGATTGTAAATTATGCTATCGCTGATAGTTTTGTAAGCTTCAATTGAACCAAATTCTGTTTTAAGATCGTCAATAGTAGGCATCACTGGTTTAGATATTTTGCCGCTTGTGTCAGTGATATACGCAAAATAATCGTTAGCATAAGTCTTGGTAAGAATATAAAAGTCAATTAAGTTATTTGGACTTGGGTCAATTCTTCTATTATTAGGAGCATTATGCTTGTACTGGAACTGCAAATCTTGTCTACCAATACGTGCAACATAATTTGTTAGTACAGTTAAAGTTGTTCCTTGTGATTGATAAAACACATTGCTATTGGTCGCATAAAAAATAGTACCAGTTGCATATAGAGAGATATTTGTCAAAATATCTTGTTCTGTTGCATACGAACTTACTATTTCTATTTGATTAACTGGATCGTATTGTAAAAAATTATATTGGTTTGTTGATTCAATAAAATAGACATATTTGTTGTTAGTATTGATTGATGGCGCAACTAATTCAACAAATAGATCAGGATCATCAGGAACTTCGTCAAGGTTATCGTCGGGGAAAGTAATCTTGATTTTTCTGTTATCATCAATCCCGTCAGGGCCTACTGCCCTGTCCCAAATTCTATAATTTTGACTATAAAATAGCGGGCTGCTAGAATCAGGTTCAGTATTAGTTCGTAAAACTCGAATGCTATCTACTAGGGTAGTTGCTGTTCTACTATCGTATACACGAACATCAGGATCAAAATAAAATCTTGTTTCTCTTTCGCTTTGGAAGTAATAATTCAATCCTCTGCTTATTGCAGTGTATTCGCCGTTAGAAAAACTAAGACTAATAAACCAACTGTTGTCTAATCCGGTACCAGCTGTACTTCCTGCATTGGTCAGGCCGAATGCCCCGGTTCCCAAGTTTTGACTTTCAACAATTTGCCACGACATTGACGGTATATCGTATCGTAGACCAAATGTTTTATAACTTAAAATTTGTAAGATAATGTTGTTAATTAGTGTTTCGGACCAGTCATTTGCAAACACTGGAATAATTTCACTTACGATTGCTCCAGTCGGAACTACAATACTCAACGTGGCTTCTGATGTTAGGCCAGGCGAATCGTAATTGATTATGCTGGCCCAAAGAACTGTTCTTTGAAATTCAGTTGTTGGTGTGCCTATTTGCAATTGATTCTGCGCATCAAAATATTGCCCAGCTGGCGCAACAAATTTAACTAAGCTACCTTGTACTAGGAATGTATAATTTGGACTGTTAAACGTGCCTGTACTACGGCTGCTACTGCTAGATAGTCTAGTCCAAACTGCCACTGTGGCTACTGTTCCGTTACCAGTAGCAGCACCGGTCGCAGTAAAAATTGTACCTACTGTGTTAGACGTTGCTCCAAAATTTGTGAATGTAGTAGACCCTACAGAAATAATTTTGTATACTGTCCCTGCTACCATACTGGTAGCATTGATAGTTGGCCCAACTGGACTATTTCTAGTAGCGGTGTCGTAGTATAAATGTCGTGTAGTGATACCAGAAATTAAAGGTTTTATTGAATCTCGTACAATTGAATTGACTTCAATACTACTAGTAAACTGAAAATTTTCAGTCTCTTGATAATCTTCTTTGTAAATTATACCATCTTGTGCAAAAATATTAGTGCTAGAATATTTTCCAGTGGCGTCAATAACATCTAGATATCTACTGATTCCAGAGCTGGTTCGATTTACTGCCTTAAGTTTTAGAATATTATTGAAAGAAGTATACGGCAAGACATTATAATCTTCGCCAGTGACCATTCTATTCTGAGTATAATATTGTTGCGGAGCCTTTGTACGAATGTCGTCAAGGCTCTCTCTTGATATGGCGTTTGTTACTGTGTATTGTAGACTTGCACGAACAGTTAATGTTTCGGCCCGACCGGTCCTGCCAATATACGGAACATTAACTGTAATTCCGGACATTTCGTCCGGTGTAATTTTATAAGTTAAATTATTACTTACTCTATAATAGATTCTAAAATTGCCCACCGGAATGTTGGTAAAGGATCCGTCACCGAACACTAAATCAATTTGATCATTTGCTCTAGTTGCTACGCTGTATAAATTACGTGCGTTGGTGTTGTTGTAAATAACGTTGATACCGTTTACTGCTGGCACTTGAGTCCACAATTCATTTAATGTGCCACTTGACGTCAACGAATACAACCAAACGTCTGAATTATTGATATTATCAAAATTAATATTAACTATTCTATTTGGTAGACTTTCGGTAATTGAAAAATCTAAGCTTTTTAATTCTCCCTGCTTAAAATAGAAAAAATATCCAGTATTGTTACTAGCATTTCCTTGATTATCGTTTCTGTATAAAAAATTAAAAGCACTACCCGGACTTGGGGTGGATTCGTATATATAATTCTGACTGTTGCTAGTTGCGCTTACTATTTCAAACGGATATGTTACACCAGCTATTGACGCACTAAACGGATAAGTGGGAGTGATTCCTTTAATTGCATCTATAGTATACTCGTCTGTTTTTACTCCGCTTAAATTCTTGGTTGCACCAGGTTTGCCAACGGCCTGCGTTGCTAGTAACGAAGCATTTAAAATGGTTGTAAATTGCTCCAACCAGTTTTCGTTGGTACTGTCATTCCAGCTAACAATAATGTTACTTAAATTAGTTCCTGTACTGTCAAAAATTGTTTCAGTTGTGCTTACACTGTCAAACTTTAAAAATCCAGTGGCAGGTATACTACGTTTTGGATTATAACTAACTAATCTTGCCAGTTTTAAAATACTGTCTCTTCGCTCAGCGGTGTCAATGAAATTTTCACGAGCGTTTAGATCGGCACGGAATGCTAAACTTTGTCCTAGAAAAGCAATAAGATCAATTAATGCGATATATTCAGAACTTTCAGTGTAATCATTGAAATCTTCTGGATAATATGTACGCAAATATTCGATCATTGATTTTCGTAGAGTTTCGTAATCAAAACTCTGAAAATCAGCTTCTCTAAATGTTTGATAAATTTTAGTCCAATCTTGTTGAACTAGTAAACTGGTTTGTCTTGTAGTAATAGCCATATTAATACCTGTGTTCTAGTATTTATTGCAATTATAATCTGGTACTTTTATGCTGCTACTACTGTGTTAAGTTCTCTGTTGAATTGTAGATTTATGATATCGCTGTAATTGTCGGGTAGCACTGTAACTTCAATTTGTACTTGCAACCCCATATCAAGTTGATCAACAAGCACATTATCTACTCTTATTCGTGGATCATACCCAACGATTCTTTGAATATCGTCCACCACTAGTGCTTTTACATCAGCGGTCAAAGGCTCAAACATGATATTCCAAATAATACTACCAAACTCGGAATTCATTAGTTTTTCGCCTTTTCTAATAGCAAAATGATTTAGTAAATCTCGTTTAATCAGTTCGATGTCTGTTAAACGAAATTTTTTATTTTGATCAATGGTACTAAAACCTTTATATCTTACAATGGCCATAATTATATTTATTCAGGCACATCGGCCCCTAGATTACGTATGGCATACTTTCCGGCATTAAAATAGATATGCCCAGGACGCCCACGACTATCAACAGTTTGTCCTGTTTCTCTCCATACATTTGCACGAGAGGCAATTGAAAAATTTTCTAAATTTAGAGTACCGTCACTATTATAGACAGTTTGTTTTAATGCAGGATTGCCCACGTCGTGATATTGATACGCTAATGCTAGCATACCTGCTATCACTTCTTTGCTGTCACCATCTCTTATTGCACCTTGTTTGATCAGTTCTTGATATTGATTTTGCAAAAAAGTGCCCATGATATTGTCTTGTACATCTGTTGCTGTCAGAAATACATCGTTTGAATCAACACCATCTTTTGCTGCCCAACTACCGTCGCTGTTTTTATATCCAAGTTTGGTAAGCAAGTAATCTGAATTTTGATACTTTCCAAGTGCTAGCGGTGATACGTTAAACAAAACGTCGCCGCTACCAGTATGATTACTTCCTAACATGATTTGGTTGTTAGTTAAGAATGCTGTACCAGTACCTGTTCCTACCGAATTAGCTACAAAAACATTCCCAACAACTACATTTGCTACATTACCTTCAAGCCCACACAGTGTAAAATCTGTTGTACCAATGCTAGTTATAGTATATGTAAATCCAGGAACAAAATTTCCTGCAGTGATATTTCCGCCAACGGATTTTTTTATAACCATGGTGTTGCTACCAAATGATCCAGTACTGGGTAATTGTATGTTAGCTACCATACCCAACTGTATGTCACTATGGTCAGAATTAGTGATAGTAATTGTAGCTACATTAGCAAAATAGGTATTTGCATATGATACCACTGTATTTGCATTAATATTGGCTTTGAATGTTCCAATTTTTGGAACACCAACGTTAACGGTATTGGAATTTATATTACTCTCTAAGTTACTGAGCTGAATCAACAAACACTTTGTTTCAAACTTTGTCAAAGTCTCTATATTGGCTTTAAATTTATCTATTGTGAATCCGCGTGGTGCTGAGATACTTTCTAGTGTTTGTCTACCAGCTGGGTTAAGTACCACATTAGTTGCTGCATCAATAATTCCTCGATTTGACATTATTTCTTCCTGGGTGTTTGCGGCATTGGGGGTACAACTTTACCGTTATTTTTTTTAAGTTTTCCGGTTTGTCTTGTCCACGGTTCGTGTGTAGGAGCGAATGGTGCTAAACTTTCAAACGGAGTTGAAGAAGCTTTCCATAACTTTGCGGCATTATCATATGTTACATTGGCTTGCTGATAAAATTCCAATGGTGCATTAGTTAGTGGCGAATCAGGTGTGGAAGTGTTTAAAAATATTTTTCTTCCTTTTAGTACTAGATCAGCTGAAGTTTTCCAGCCGCCAGTAACTGACTGCATTAACAAACTGGTACCACTCTTTATCCCAACATTGCCTGCATTAATTGAAGCATTTTTTGTTGCAGTTAACTGATAACTTTCTGTTTGATTTAAAAAATATTTTTCAGCATACATTTTAATCGTGTTACCGCTGTGAAAATTAATATTTTTATCAGCATGAAAATTGATATCTTGCTGTGCTCGTATGCTTACATTACTTCCGCTAAAAATGTTAACGCTCCCGTCTGGGGTTAATTCAATCCAGGTAGTGCCGCGACTGTTACTGATATACATTAAATCCTCGGTGTCGTGCATTAGAATCTGGTGACCGGCACTACTTCTTAAGCGAAGTAGTCTACTTTGCCCGTAAATATCGCCATCATCCATTACCAATGAATGACCACCTTTCCTATTAGGAAAAGTTTGTACTGCTGCTATTTTTAAAGTTTGATTTTTTAAAAGTTCTTCAAGGTTAGGAAAGTCTGCTGTGTCTGGAGAAGTTCTACCAGGACTACTCAAGCCAACAACATAACTAGGAGTTTCTCGTTGACTACTACTAGTAATGGTTCCACGTATCGGATCTTTGTCTAGTCCTTGTTCGATAACAATATTGGCCTGCCACGTGTGTACCACAGTGGGCAAATCATAAAATTTTGGATTAGTTTCAAATATCTTTTTTTCGTAGACCAATTCTGAGGTAGGAAGATAACTGTTGCTAGAAATTCGCCCGGCGCCAAAATTTGGATCTGGATTAATTTTTGAATTTCCTACAATGTCTCCGTTTGGTCGAGCCAGCCCGGGAACCATGTGCATGGTTTGCAAATTAGGCACACATGCGAACCAGTAACCTCTAGTGGGATCTCCCATGACAAATGTGATTAGAACTAAATTTCCTATGTCAGGCGGAACTGCCCAAAATCCATATGTTTGTTGCGAATAAGAAAAGTTTTTAGTATCGTCAGATCCTGGCAAGCCTAGCGTACTACCAAAGAAAGGGCTAGCGTATCTAACAACAAACCACTTGGTAGAGTCGTTTTCATCACCACCAATATCTGGCACCCAGACAGCCAATCGTCCTTGTCTAGCTGGATCGGCATTGTTTTTGATTACTCCAATAAACGGACCAGATTCTAGTTTAATTCCCGTGGGTTTATAATTACCTGCCCAATCTGGAATTTTGTTTGTACTTTGTTTATTTGTGGCCATTATTGATTAGCTCCGGGGTATACTGGAGTTGGGTTTGCGACATATGGTTCATTTTGATAATTCGTTTGATACAATTTGCCGCGCCACTCAAACACTCCCCCAGGTCTATTTCCAAAATCTTTTCTTGCTTGCTTAAATGCGTCTTGATATGTCCAGCCTGCTGAATTTTGCGGGGCGATATTTTGTTCGTTATTTGCATTAGCCGGAGACCCTAGTAGATTTTGCGCTGGTTGATTCGATGCTGTAACTAACGACTCCGAAGGAACGCTTGCTGATTGTGCTTGATTCACGCTGTTGGCCAATTTGGGTTTTCCTGATCCTAGAAATTCCGATGTATCTGTTCCACTTGCTGCATACGCCGCTGCTGGTTTATCTGCGACCGGGGTTTTAGGTTTTGGCAATGCGTCGGGCATCCTTACTAAGTCAAGAATCTGCGTAAATTGTCCTCGATTAAATTCACTCTGTACTGTTAACACTTTATAAATGCCCGAAAAAGTACCATTTGTACTGCGGCCATTGCGTAAAATTTCTTGCTTGTTTACAATACCCAACGAATCGTCAATGTCTACTGCATTTTTAAAATTTACCTCTACAAAAATCTGTTGCATATCAAAATAGATTTGCCCGGTGGTAGGATTCATAGGAACCGTCTGAGATCCGCGGGATCCCACCAATTTAGTAAATTCACTGTACTCTTTGGTACTACCTGGATTGTAGTAAACATCATCCTGTTTTATGAATCCAGGATCTCCCACAATTTGCAATTTGATATTTAATGCGTCACCGCGTTGAGCTGTATATATGCTCTTTTTTAAGTCTGCAATTATCTTTTCTTTTGGATTCGTAGCAGTGTTCATGCCAGTACTATCAGCGTTTGAACCTACATATTCTATAGACACCGGTGGATTTTGTATCTGTACATTACCACTAGTGGCTTGTTCTGTTACAGGAATATCATTCTGATCGTTGGATGCATTTTGTCCAGATCTGGCTACTTGATTTCTATAAGTTGATATTTGTGTGTAATAGGTATTGTCAAAGTCAATGTCTAATTTAATAATGTCTTGATTTTTACCAGTGTAAAGGTAGTTATAAGTTCTCACAATAGAATCAGCTACACTCTGCGCAGTTCCTTTGGGAAAATTTGGATGATAAGCATTTATTGCTGTATACGGTAAAATATTATACAAAACAGTTTTGCTATAGTTGTTTCTAGTAAAATCAAAATCGTTAAGTGCTACTGTTGGAACAATTTTATACCATTTGAGATCTCTTGGTTTCTGGGTATCATTTGCTCTTTCGTTATTACCGGCGTACTCTGCCTTGGCTTGATTTGTGTCGTTCAATTTAGCTTGGGTATCTAACTGATTTTTGATATAATCACTTTTTCCCATAACCATATCAATGACATCAATTATACTTGTTCCTCTGTTTACACTGAATGACTGAGTGATTCTTAACTGCGAATCTTGCTGGCTGACACCTGCTGCAGGATCAATTAATCTAGCGTCTGAATTTTGAGCTAACTCATCTACTATAGGCGAATTGATAAATTCTTTAGCTACATTAAAAGCAATTTTAGTTGGGGGTAGTGTGGACAATTGTAAATCTTTTGATATACTTTCCATGTACACATTATATGCAGCAGTAAAACTTTTAGATTTAAATTCCAACGAATTTCGTAATGCACGTCGTCTATTTTCTATTTCTGCAGCAGTTGGAGCTACACCTCCAACGTTTGTTACTTCATCAATATATTTTTTTAAATCGCTTTCTAATCGCTCTTCATTTACTTTTACATCGTCAAACAGTTTAGCAATGTCTTCGGCACCACCAAAAAATTCTCCCACAGTTCCTGCTTCAACATTAAATGGCACCGGGACTGCTGCTACAGTCATATTAAACGCGGTATGATTGTAAGGAATGGCTCTAATGGCATAAGTTGTACCGCTGCCTGTGGGCCTGATTTTCATTTCTAGCAATTTGATCGGTATTCTTTTTCTGTCAATCAAATTGTTTGTCTGTTTCATTCTTGATAGTTGTTCGTCTGTGGGACTGGCCAATATGTCAATCTGTAACAGATATGGTTGAGACATATAATTGGGGTGCTTGTCTTCGGAAGTTTCGCAGGCACTAAGTAGACGATCTAATAGACTAAGTCCGTACGGTTCAACAATATTAAATGATATATCAATGGCATTTGATGCTTTGGTTTTGGCATTTAATCCCACAACTGTAGTCATTTGTAAATTGTCGATGAAAAAATCAGTTCTGAAATCTGGATGTCTAATAGTATCTACCAAAACTGCTGTTTGATCTTCGACTTTTACACTTATTGATTGTCCGCTTTTTGCTGCGTACCCGGCGCCGCTACTCACAAGAGAATATTTTGGTTCAAATGTGCTAGGGCTGGCTGCTAAATTATTATAATCTTCTTTGGTAAGAAAAAATAATGTCAATCTGTAAGTGTAACTGGTATAATCGTGCAACTTGTTCTTAGGTTGCCCGTATCCTGCTATAAGAGTTGTCTGATAATCTGATTTTTTTCCTGTTACATCTTTACCAATCACGGAGTCAGATTGATTAGAAGCTGAAGGTTCAGTGTAAAATGATTCGGCTTTAGTCACTAATTACACTCCCAAATCTTGTTTTAGAGTGCTTAATTTTGGTATGTATATTCTTGCGCCAGCAACAAAATCCATTAAGGGATCAACCAATACGTTGGGATTTCTCTGTGCAAATACCCACCACAATGCACTAGATCCGTACAGATCGGCCGCTAATAAGTCTGGTCTGTATTCATATACGCTGTCAATTTCGTATAGCACATCATCGGGCAATTTTGATATTGATCGATTAGTCATAACATCTAGAAAGATACCAAATGTTCCAGTTTTGAAATACGGGCTAGCTGACGAATAATTAACTTGTGCCATTATAAGAATCCTCCACTGAACAAGCTGTCTTTACCCACAATTAATCCGCCACGTGCGAATTCCCGATAATCAAAATTCATTGCTTGTGTTCTACTAATAATTGGTTGTAGGGTTAAATTAAATGTACTAGCAGTAGGAACTCTATTAAATGCAGTATTGATAGTCTGTGTTAAAATTTCGCTGCCTGCATTAGTTCCTCTAACTGAAGGCAAAGTTATAGTTCCCATAGCACCGGTTGTTGTTCTACTAGTTCTGGTTTCAGTTACTGATTGTGGAGTATTAACTTCCAAGTAGTCTACATCGTTTGGCATAGTATGACTAAAGTTTGTGATTACGCACGGTACATGCGGTAAATAATGCTGCCCGTACCCGTCAAGGTATACAATAGGTGGTGGACTTCCTTGATATTCTCCGCTAAGTCCGTAAAACATTTTCGTACAAGCTCTAAAAAAATAAATGCCAGCTAAAAAATATTTTGCTTCGTCTATATTTTGTACAGTAAAGTCGCCACTGATGTTGATAGCCGCGACTGAGCTAGATTCATAAAAATACTGGGCATAATTAGAGTGAGTCAACGGCACAGATGAATAACTTGCACTATGCGTTACTGAAACTTGGGGCACGTAAGGAAAAATAAAACCGTCGGTTACTTTTAACGGTGCCAACAAACCTGGAGAATTACCTGTCGCAGACGGATCCCAGTATAATATTTTGCTGTTAGGGTTGATGCTTATTTTTACTCGCCAGTCGTTACCCGAATCGTCTGTTGTTCCAAATTGTGTATTTGGACTGGTTGTGTTTGATGCGGGCACATTTGCGCCGCCAGCTGATAATTTTGCTTTTCCTAGTCGAGCATCTTTAGGGTCAATACTTCCGGCAGTGGTCGTTTGGTTGCCGTTATTGGGGCTAAAAATTCCCCCGTTGGCAAACTTTAATGCTTCTGCATTACTGCGTTCACTTGAGCCTTGATTATATGCTGCATTTTTGGTATATGCCACTTGTTGTACTACTGCCATAAAGATTCCTCTTGCTTTTTTATTATTTATTTGTTAAATTAACTACGTATTTTAAGGATTATAATGAAACACAACTATCTAAACAACAGAGACATTCTTAAAGAAATACACAAAAGTAAAATTACATATTGCTCGTTTTTAACGCCCGACGATGCATATTATGATATAATTTTGCCTAGTGTTGATAAGATTAACAAAAAAAACATTGCCGAAGGGCGCAAACTGCGTGCCGAACGATTGGGAAGAGCTGCATATGATGAAGCGCAGGCTGCTAGTGCAACCAAGTTAAAATTAGATGATTTTGCTGTTAAACCTAGCAAAATTGCTGCCACGGACATTGTATTTCGAGTTATGACATGGGATCACGTGCCTGTAGATAATTCCAAACCTAAGAAATCCAAAGCACAAATAATTGACGACGAAGTTGACCCAACAACCGAATACGACGACGGTATTGACATACCCGCAGCAACCAAATATACAAAAGTGAATTTTCCTCCGTTTCAACATTTTAAAATCAACGAAGACGGGACACCTTATTGTGTAGGGAAAAGCCACTGGAAGGGTGATTTAGAAAAAGGAAGTTTTTGCAAAGATCACGGAACGATGACCAATAAGTTGGCTCATATGTTCATGAAACTGTGTGAGCGGTATGCCACTCGCAGTAACTGGAGAGGTTATACGTATAACGACGAAATGCGATCACAGGCACTACTACAACTTTCGCAGATTGGGTTGCAATTTGATGAAAGCAAGAGTCAAAATCCTTTTGCTTATTACACTGCTGCTATTACCAATAGTTTTACTCGAGTTCTTAATATCGAAAAGCGTAATCAAAACTTACGAGACGATATTCTTGAAATGAACGGGTTAACACCTAGCTATACTCGACAAGGCATGGGTAGCTGGGGAGGAAATCCTACAACGGGCGATTATAACGACGATTGAACTTGACCTTGCTATTAGTTAAAGTGTAAACTAACAAGATGTCTAATCTATTTAAAAAAGCAGCAATCTGCACAGATATACATTTTGGATTAAAGAGCAACAGTCAAACACACAACGACGATTGCTTGAATTTTATCAAATGGTTCACTGCTAAGGCCAAGGAGGAGGGGTGTGAAACAGCGTTCTTTTTGGGCGACTGGCATAACAATCGTGCTAGTATCAATATTGTCACTCTTAACTATAGCCTCCGGGCACTGGAGCACCTCAATGCCAATTTTGAGCGTGTTTACTTTATTCCTGGTAATCATGACTTATATTATCGCGACAAACGCGATGTCCAAAGTGTGGAGTGGGCTAGACATTTGCCGAACGTGGTTATATGTAACGATTGGTTACACGACGGTGATGTTGTTGTGGCTCCATGGCTAGTAGGTGACGATTACAAGCGTATTCCCAAACTAAACGCTCAATATATGTTTGGGCATTTTGAACTGCCGCACTTTTACATGAATGCCATGGTGCAAATGCCTGATCACGGTGAAGTCAAAAGAGAAGATTTTGGCGGTATTGGGCATGTGTTTTCGGGTCATTTTCATAAGCGTCAGAATCACAAAAACATTACCTACATTGGTAACTGCTTCCCGCACAACTACGCAGACAATCACGACGACGAGCGTGGTATGATGATTTTAGACTGGGGCAAAGAGCCCGAATATCATGCCTGGCCCGATCAGCCTAGGTATCGTGTGTACCAACTCAGTGATGTATTACAAAACACAGATGCATTGCTGCATCGGGGTATGCATGTGCGTGTGAATCTTGATGTAGATATTAGTTACGAAGAAGCAACATTCATTAAAGAAACTTTTGTAAATACATATAATCTCAGAGAAATTACACTTATCCCACAAAAAGTTGTTGGTGAAGATATCAACTATGATATTACTGGCAACATTATGTTTGAAAGTGTAGACACTATTGTTACCAATCAACTAACAAATATTCAAAGCGAACAATATAATAAAAATTTACTCCTGGATATCTACAGGAATCTCTAATGTTTAAAATTAAAACACTTGCTGTAAAGAATTTTATGAGCGTGGGTAATGCTACTCAGGCTGTTCAATTTGATCGTAAAGATTTAACTCTTGTACTAGGACAAAATTTGGACCTAGGCGGAGACGACACAGGAGCCAGGAATGGAACTGGCAAAACAACCATTATTAATGCACTAAGCTATGCTTTATACGGCGCCGCATTAACCAATATCAAGAAAGACAATCTTATCAATAAAACAAATGGTAAGAACATGTTGGTTACTATTGAGTTCGAAAAGGATGGTATTGACTATCGGATCGAACGTGGTCGCAAGCCCAACACCATGGCATTCTACGTGGGCGGCCAAGAGCAAGAGATCACCGACGAATCGCAAGGTGATAGCAGAGAAACACAAGCAGAGATTGAGCGTATGCTTGGTATGAGCCACGACATGTTCAAACATATTGTGGCACTTAATACCTATACCGAACCGTTTCTTTCCTTAAAAGCCAATGAGCAGCGCACTATCATTGAACAGTTACTCGGCATTACTATGCTAAGTGACAAAGCTGATGCTCTTAAAGAGCAATTAAAAGCAACCAAGGATGCTATTACACAAGAAGAATACAGAATCAAAGCTGTAACTGATGCAAATGCCAGAATTCAAGAACAAATTGAAGCAACACGGCGTCGTCAAACATTGTGGAATACCAAACGTTTGAACGAAATAGTAGAGTTGGAGCGAGCATTAGGTGTTGTTGGCGACTTGGATATTGAAACAGAGCTTGCCAATCACAATGCCCTTGACGAATACAACGAAAAAGTCAAAGCAATTAAAGAAATCACCCGGTGGAAAATTGCTTGCGAATCCGAGCAAGTAAAACTACTTAAAACACTAGATAAACTCAAAAGCGAAATAGAAAAATTAGAGAAACACGAATGTTATGCCTGCGGTCAGGCTATACACGATTCAAAATATGAAGAAGTGTTAACAGAAAAGCGTAACACATTAAAAGAAACTTCTTTACAGTATCTTGCCAATGACGAGCAATTAGGTTCGCATATCGGTGCGTTAGACCTGCTAGGCGAACCTGGACCTGTACCTACGGTGTTTTATGACAAGAAGGAAGATGCTATCAATCATAAAAACACTGTAGCAAACTTACAGCAACAACTTGCTGCAAAACAAGCAGAAGCAGATCCTTATGGCGAGCAAATTCGAGAAATGGAAACACAAGCTCTTGAAGAAATTGACTATGATACAATCAATGAACTTACTAATGTCAAAGAGCATCAAGACTTCTTGCTTAAACTATTAACCAACAAAGATAGTTTTATTCGTAAAAGAATAATTGATCAAAATCTAAGCTATTTGAATTCTCGTTTGAGTCAGTATTTAGATAGAATTGGACTGCCGCATACTGTCAAGTTCAACAATGATTTAACTGTAAGTATTGAAGAACTAGGTCGCGAATTAGACTTTGACAACTTGAGCAGGGGCGAGCGTAACAGATTGATTCTAAGTCTAAGTTGGGCTTTCCGTGATGTCTGGGAAAGTTTGTATCAACCTATTAACTTATTGTTCATCGACGAAGTCATTGATACTGGTATGGACAGTTCGGGCGTAGAAAACAGTTTGGCTATTCTTAAGAAGATGAGTAGAGAGGGTAACCGTAGTGTATGGCTAGTCAGTCATAAAGATGAGCTGGCTGGTCGAGTTAACAATGTCCTATCTGTTATTAAAGAAAACGGATTTACTACCTACAACACCGATGTTGAAATATCCTAAAGTACTTCATTTAGAAGTAACAGATGTGTGCCAAGCTGCATGCCCACAATGCGGCCGCGAAGTTGATCCTGCATTTGATAAAAAGCAAAAACATCACCTTACTGTTGAACAACTTAAATCTATGTTTAGCGAAGATTTTATTCGCAATCTAGATAAAATGTTTATGTGCGGTAACTACGGCGATCCTGCCGCAAGCCCGCACACCATTGAAATTTTTAAATATTTTAGAAGTATTAATCCTAATTTAACATTGGGGATGAATACCAATGGTGCTATTAATAACAAAGATTGGTGGATTAAATTAGCCAATGTTTTAACTGGTCCCACAGATTTTGTTGTGTTTAGCATTGACGGATTAGAAGATACCAATCACATTTATAGAAAAAATGTAGTTTGGGCCAAGCTAATAGAAAATGCTGCGGCATTTATTAATGCCGGGGGTCCTGCACAGTGGGAAATGCTGATTTACGAACACAACCAGCATCAGGTTAATGCTGCTGAAGAGTTAGCACGTTCAATGGGATTTTTTTGGTTTAGGACCAAAGTTAGCAAAAGATTTACCACTGCGCCGATTACTTTCTTAAATCCGCCTAAAAATTACAATCTACCAAACGTTAAAAAATTGCAAAAAATTGACTGTCATGCTCTCAATGAGCAAAGTGTTTATGTATCGGCAACCGGTCGATTACTTCCATGTTGTTGGTTTGGTGCCGAAGTGTTTTCTCTAGACGATCATGCAGAGCAATTGCTATCGGACTGGAATAAAATTCCAACAAGTTGGGATTCAAACCCGCATCGTATTTGCACTAATACATGCGGACTTGACGAAAGCGGCACAAGTTTTTCAAAGCAATGGCAAATACAAAAACAACTAAAATGAAAAAAGATATTGTGATTTTAAGTGTTCCACGTATTGCTCCTGTACGTCCAAGTTCTGCTCCTGCTATGCTCAAAGCCATGTGCAGCCAAGCAGGCAAGGATAGTCAAGTGCTTGATTTAAATCACGATTTTTTTATTAATTTTTCAAAAACGCATTCGTTAGTTGCCAAAGAAGTAGATGACTACTTTATTCAATTTAACTTGCAACTTAACGAAACAGCAAAGGAAGAATACCATCAATGGATACAATCATGGATTGAAAAAGTACTAAGCTATACACCGGACATTGTGGCTATCAGTGTGTTTAGTTGGCAAAGTCAACGATTTGTATTAGATTTATTAGAACGTCTAAGACCGGTCTACGATGGGACAATTATCGTCGGAGGACAAGGCTTAGTTGATAGCCAAAACATGAGCAGTCACTGGACTTCCCCTACTTATGCGCAAGCCTTATTAGATAAAGGATTAATCAATTACTATCTTAAAGGGGAATCCGAAGAAACATTTCCACGTTTTTTATCAGGCGAAAGAAATTTGCCAGGTCTCAATAACAGCGAAAATGTTGTATTAGAAGATCTAAATACAGCTCCGTTAATGGACTTTAGTGATGTTGATGTAAACAATTACCAAAACGGTTACGAAGGCGGTGTACTTCCGGTTGAGTCTTGTAGGGGTTGTGTGCGCAGTTGTGCTTTTTGTGAAATGAGTTCTGAGCACGGTTATTATAGACGCAAGAGCGGCGACTTGCTGGCGAAAGAAATTATTCACTATCACACAACAACTGGTGCCAGACATTTTTATTTTCATGACGATTTGATTAATGGAAATTTAAAAGATTTTAATCAATTTCTCGATTGTATAATTGCCTACTATAAAGAAAACAATTTACCTAATAGGTATTTTACTTTTAGCGGCTATTGGATTATCAGATCTGAAAAGCAGTTCAACATGGCTGCATTTGAACGTTTTTACCAAGCTGGCGGAGAGACCCTAGTTACCGGAGTAGAAACTGGCAGCGATCGTTTACGTAAAATTATGCGCAAAGGCTTTACAAACAAGGATTTAGAATTTAATCTAGAGTGCATAAGTCGTTTAAAAATGAAGTTTTATTTCATGCTTATTGCTGGGTTACCCGGAGAACGTTTGGAAGATTTTAACGAAACATTGCATGCATTAACTAAATGGCAAAAATACGTAGCAACAGGTGCAATTATTGGAATTAATTTAGGAACTACTGCTACTATCGAACCCGGTACAGACATTTACAATAACTATCAAAAATATAATCTAGTAGGACTCAAGGGCAAGAGACCGTTTGGTATCAACTGGATGTGTACTGAAACTCCAGAATTAGATTACAAAGAGCGTGTGCGTAGACGAGTCGCCTTGCAAGAACATGTATTAAACTTAAAGTACCCTCTTTGGAAAGGCGACGACCATTTACGTATTATCATTGACAAGTACAAAGAAAATATTGAAGTATGGGAAGAATAATGCAAGTTAGTATAGATTTTGAATATGTTGATAAATTTGGTTGTCCTCAAATTGCAGTCCTAGTGGACGATCAAGTATTATATAGTGGCAATGTACAACGTAATGTAACTGTAAATTGCAGTATCAAAGACGGACGTCATCATCTTAAAATAGTACACAGCGAAAAGAAAATTGATGATTATGACGACTTGCACGACAGACATGTTGTAATAAAGAAAATAATGTTCGATGGTGTGGACTTAGATCAAACCATGTATTGCCCATTAACCCATCGTGGACGATTTTATCCTGAGTATGAAGAAAGTTATATTGTAACTTGCAAAGAACAAGGAGTGGAGTTACCTGAGTATATTAGCCCTAATCATTATTTAGGACACAATGGTACTTGGATTTTAGCCTTCGAATCTCCTGCTTACACCTGGATTATACAAGAACAGAAGCCCAGCGGAATCAATTTAGAAGATACTATATTTTCTACTGGTAACGAAACCCTTAACGAAGTTAAATCATTTTTTAATGTTTGATTACAAAAAAATAGACGAATATCAACTGGAAATTACAACTTATTGTAATGCTGCCTGTCCTCAATGTCCAAGAAACATACAAGGTTCAGGATTAAATCCTTACATGCCCTTGATTCATTTAGATCGTGAGACTATTGATGCAGCATTCAGTGTTGATCATTGTAGGCAACTGAGACAAATATTTTTCTGTGGCAGTTACGGTGATCCCATTATGCATCCGGATTTTCTTGATATACTTCAAGACTTTAGGCGCAAAAACCCAACTCTGTGGTTATACATTCATACCAACGGTGGTGTACACGACGAACGTTATTGGGAAGAAATTGCTACCATAATGAACGGTTACGGCCAAATTGATTTTGGCTTTGACGGCTTAGAAGATACTTTACATCTGTACCGTCGTAACGTAAAATACACAGTTGCAATGCGTAATGCTCGAGGTTTCATTCGTGCTGGTGGTAGAGCGCAATGGAACTATATTGTTTTTAAACATAACGAGCATCAAGTTGAACAAGCAAGACAGCTGAGTAAAGAATACGGTTTCTTCAATTTTTTGCCAAGAAAGACCGGACGCTTTTATAATCACGAAAGCGAAACTGCTTATTTGACTTGGCCAGTGCTAGATAAAAAAGGTAATGTAGAATATCACTTAGAGCAGCCAACTAACAACGAATGGTGTAATCCTAGCGTACAAAAAGTTGAAATTATTAAAAAGATGCACGGCAGTTTTCGCAAGTACCTAGAACAGACTCCAATTAAGTGTGATGCATTATTAGGAAACAAAGTTGTTATTGCAGCTACAGGATTGGTCTTACCGTGTAATTTCTTCGAACATAACTTATACGATGCTAGATTTCACAAAGCCGGATATATGCCCGAAGCAAATGCTGCTAGTTTTATCAATGGTAGAAATCAGGTTCAAGAATTAGTAAGAACATTTGCAGATGAATTAAACATAAAAACTCACAGATTAGAACATGTTTTTCAATCAGACTTTTGGAGAGCATTAGTTCTTGGATGGTCTGGTACAGGAAAGATTATGGAATGTGCAATGACTTGTGGAGAAAAATTTACCAAGGTATGGGATCAAGGAGGATCCATTAGATGAAAGTTTTAGTCACAGGCGGTAACAGAGGGCTAGGTAAACACCTAGTTGAAACATTTAACGGTGTCAGTATTAGTCGCACAAACGGCATTGACATCACAAAAGACTATGCGGCTATTGCTAATATGAGCTTAGAGTACGATGTGTTTATTAATAACGCTTTTGACGGGCCGCCCCAGGAAGAGTGGGCCAATTTTGGACAAGTACATGTGTTAGAAGCTGTGTATGACGCATGGAGTAAACACAACAAGCAAGGATATATTTTTAATATTGGTAGCACAGGCGAAAAGCATGTTGTTGCCCGAGAACCCAGCTTTGAAACATATCGTATAGCAAAAGCAGCGTTGGCACACGCAAGCAAACAATGCACTGCCTCGTTTAAAGCAAATCTAGTACCATTCAAAACTACACTGGTTACACTGGATCGTTTAGATACGGAACTTAGTAGAAGTCGCCCGACGTGGACAGGGAATGGTATTAACTTAAACGAAGTATCAAATTTTATAAAATATGCCAAAACTTTAGGTAACAATACCTGTATAGATGAAATAACATTTTATTGTAACCTTGACTATAAGGCATAATTAATGCTGTATGTCATGGCTATTCGAATCCACTCTTGTGGAATCACTTCCCGAAGATTGCGTGGGATTTGTGTATTTGATAACAAATACAGTCTCTGGGCGCAAGTACATAGGAAAAAAACTAGCCAAATTTTCAAAAACTACAGTAAAAACGGTAAAACTTAAAAACGGCACTAAGAAAAAAAAGAAGATCAGAAGCAAAATAGACTCAGATTGGCAAGATTATTATGGCTCAAACGACGAACTCAAAAAAGACATACAAACACTAGGCCCAGAAAAATTTACTAGAGAAATACTTTTTTACTGCAAATCAAAAGCTGAATGTTCATATATTGAAGCAAGAGAACAATTCCGACACCAAGTCTTAGAATCAGATGATTATTATAACGGACATATA